CATCACCACCATATCCACCCTTTGCAATATTATATAAATTATCATTAGATTCTATCATATCAACTTCTTTCAATAACATAGCATTTTGACTATCTAATTCTAAAATAATATTCCATTCAAATGATTCTTTACCATACTTGTTCCACGCTCTTTGTAAATGAATATTGTGATGTTTATTATCCAATAAATCCATTGAATGTTTGTGCCATCGCTTTTCAACATTTTTAGAACATCCGATATACCGCCAATCATTAATTATATTTTTTATTTCATAAATAACATACATATAAACTCCCTTTACTGTAAGTATGGGGATTTTATATTTTTAACCATCACATATTATCTATCACATCAACCATCACACGAGATGCAATCTTCATCCATTGCTCGCTCAGCAATATCACCTCTGAGTACTGATTCGGTTCTCGTATAGTAAAGTGTTTTTACACCCTGCTTCCATGCTTCCATGTGTACGACATTCATCCACTTTGGAGTTGCCTCAGATGGGAATGCTAAATTTAGTGATACTGATTGGTCAATGTATTGTTGTCTGATACCAGCTTGTCTAACCAATTCTAATTGATTGATTTCCTTAAAGGTTTTAAATACATCCTTTACTCTATCACAGTTAGTAGTATCAATACCATCACCAATTTCTGTTAGTTTGCCATCACAATATAACCAATTATCTAATTCTTTGATATCTTGTACAGAACCACCATCTGCCATAATCTTATCCCAAGTATCTTTGGTATTGATTCCAGCTTTTCTGAGTACTTTCTCCAACTCTCTATTCTTACGAATGAAAGTACCCTTTGCAGTTTGTTCAGTAAATACGTTTGCTGCCCAAGGTTCTATTCCTGGTGATACGTTACCACTTAATTTAGAGTTAGAAACCGTTGGTGCAATTGCTCTTAGGTGAGTATTTCTCAACCCAGTACCAACACACCATAATGGTTCACCATATACATCTGCCATATCTCTTGATGCTCTTTCAGATTCAATCTTCATTTGAGAGAATATCTTACGAGTTTCAAATTGTGCGGTTAATGAATCAAATGGGATACCTCTTTGTTGTAAGTAAGTATGCCACCCTAATACACCTAATCCTAATGCTCTACCCTTTTCTGCTGAACGTACTGAGTTTTCAAACCCACGCATATTTTTTGCTTTATGGATAAACTCATCTAATACACCATCTAAAAACCAAGTTGCTGTATAAATTAAATCTGTATCTTTCCACTCATCGTATTTTGAAAGGTTAAGAGAAGATAAACAACATACGAATGAATGATTCTCATCTGTATGTAATGTAATCTCAGAACATATATTTGTCATATGAACTTTTAATCCATTATGTTTATATGCTTCTGGATTTGATTTATTGATATTACCTTTATACATAATATAAGGTTCACCAGTTGCTTTACGTTTCTGAAGTACCTTACTCCACTTTCTACGGGCTTCAGCGTCTCCATCTTCTAATCTTCTCATAAACTTATCACCAACTACAACACATTGATGTAAATTTAAACATTGTCTGTTTACATCACCCTTTGGTTCACGAATATCAATCCATTCATCAAAATCACCATGTTCTATGTTTAAGTTTACTGATGCTGCCCCTCTACGAACTGAACCTTGATTAGTAGCTATAATAGTTGAATCAAATATCTTAGCAAATGGTACTACACCATCTGATGTACCATTTTGTGATATAGTTGAACCTGCAGGTCTAATCATATTCATACCAAAACCAACACCACCACCACTTTTGGCGAGTAGCATCATTTCTAAGTTTTTGTTTCCTATTTCTTGAATCGAATCACCAACATCAACTCCGAAACAAGATATCGGCAAACCCCTATCAGTACCCGTATTAGATAAAACGGGAGTAGCAAGATTAAGCCAACCACGCCAAATATAATCAAAAAACTTAGAGGCCATATCACCTCGTTCCAAACGGCGCGCGACCTTAGTAGCGACACGCCAATATGCATCTTTTGGAGTTTCTCCTTCCAAAAGGTAACCTTTACTAATTGTTTTAACATATATTTCTGTATTTGCCCACGATGGGAAATCGACATCCAATTCCCATCCTAATTCTTCTCCAAAATTTTTCATAATTTATTTTCTTTTACTTTTTACCACATATCACTAAAATCTTCACCTTCATTTGCCTTTGCATAATCAGTTGGTCTTACTGCGAAGAAATCGGTGTGGGTTATTCCACCGGTAAGGTGATAAAACCAATCTAAGTTGGCTGCTTTCTTATCATTAAATTCAAATGTAGGGTCGTAACCTAACTCTTTTAACTTTTCATTACCTCTCTTAGAGATAAAATGCTTTAAATCAGTTTTATTAAGGTTTTCTAAATCACCTTGCTCAAATATCATATCAATGAACTTATGTTCCATTTCTACCATATATTCAGCAGCTTGATGAACATCATCTTTAACTTCATTGTGAAGTTCTGGATATTCGTTACACATTTCTCTGAATAACTGACAACCCATCTTAGAATGTAGTGATTCATCTCTTACAGACCACTTCATTTGCTGTCCGATTCCCTTCAGAAGATTTCTCATCTGAAAGGAATACAGAACTGCAAAACTACTATATAAAGATACACCTTCTGCAAAAGCTGAGAATATCGCTAAAGAACGGGCTACTTCTTTTCTCGCATCAGAATTTATTTCTAAATCCGTATGTTTCCAATCTGCTGAAGTAGCGGTTAGATATTCAAACTTTTCTGCTATTGCAGGTTCGTGTAGGAAAGCCTCAAAATCCTCTAAACCTAATGATTCGTTTAGATATGAGTAAGCGGTGGCGTGTATTGTTTCTTGTGAACCAAACATCATCGCCATTTGTTTGATTTCATGTTTAGGAAACCATTTGGTTACCATTGTTGTCCAATAATCAGAAACTGCACATTCTGTTTGAGCAAATCCTAAAAGGATATTACCAACTAAGTTTTTTTCTTCTGATGAAAGATTTTCATTCCAATCTTTAATATCACTTTGCATTGGTATCTCAGTATGTAACCAAAAGGCCTGCGCTTGTTTAAGCCACCCTTCGGTAAAATATACTGGATATTCAAATGGTTTATATGGTACTCTTTCTGTAAATAATTTAGACATAGTTTTCCTATTATTGCTTTCGTTTAATATTATTGGGGTGGTTATAAATATAGTTTAGGATTGATATCACCACCTATTTTTTTAATGTTTTTTAATGTTTTTTAATGTTATTCAATAATGATAAACTCACATCTAAACATCTATGTCACCACTCATTTCTTTATACTTTTGAAGTAAATTTTTACGAACTACCGACTCGCCTTTATTCATATCACTTTGGGTTTTTCTACCATCAACACTATCGTCATTGTATATATCAATTCTACCCGTACTCATATTGGCTTTAGATGGTAAAGTCATCCCATCTGGTCCAAATCTGTTTTTAATTACGTGCCATCTACCAGTTCCTGCTAATTTATCTTCAATCTTTCTACTCAATGATACCACAAAATCGGCAGTCATCAATTTTGAGAATGAACCTGCTATTGATGTACCTGTAATAACATCCATATCTGCTCCACTACGATTAATCTGAGACGCTGTAAATAATGGAACTTCGTATTCACCTGCAATACCTCTCAATCCCTCAACAATCTCTTCTAACTCTTCATGTCGTTCTTTTCTACTATTACCCTTTAACAAATCGGCGTAATCACATATAATCAAATCAGGAGATTTACCTTGTAGTTTCAGTTTATCTAATGATGCTCTCATTGTATTCAACCCAGCAGATTTGGTTGGCCAATGTTTAACAATAATATCTCCACTCAGAGTCTCAACTTGTTTTCTAACATCGTCTAAGTTAAATTTAAGATTTGGGACTGCTATACCTGTTAATACTGAGTCATATCGTTGCCCTACATACCCTTCGTTAAGTTCTAACGTATAATGAACTACAGTTTTACCCAACTTAGCGGCTGCCATTCCTACATTTACCAATGCCCACGATTTACCAATACCAGGAGGTGCAGCGAACATTATAAGTTCACCTTTACCAAACCCACCATCAACTAACTCATCGATTGCATCCCAACCAGATGGTATTACATTTCTAACAGTAGATTCGTATCTTTCAGTAATATTTTCTTTATATTCATGTCCGATGTCAGTATCCTGACCTGCCTTCATTGCGTCATCAATCTTAGATTTAATTACATCAAACTTTCCATCGTTTAATAAATCTACTGATTCTAAGATTGCATTCTTAAAAGTTTGGTTTTTACAGAACTCTAATGATTGTTCTTTAACATATTCTAAATCATCTGATTCTAACCCATTCCAAACTTGCTTTAGGTTGTCTACTATAGAATGTTTAAGAACATCCATCTCAACCTTATCTGCTTGATGTTTAAAGACATCTAATGTTGGTAGTTGTGAGAATGTGTCGAAGTGATGTAATGTCTTACTTACTATCCACTCATTTGCGTCTGAATCAAACATCTCAGGTTTAAGAATATCAAACATTTGTTGTAAGAATATCCTATCTGACAATAAAGATGAAATTATCTTTATCTGAAATGATGTACCGAACTTAGTTCCAAACGTAGAATGATTCATATAACTATTTTTAATTTGTGTAAATATACGACTTTTTATTTAAACATCCAAACACTTTGTTCGGAAATATAAATATTTTACTTTTGAGTTTGCTTTGAATACTTATCCAAATCACCCCAAGAGTTTACCAACCAAGTTTCTATATTCTTAAATGCTGTGTATAACTTATCAATCATAAATTCTTTTTTAAATTGAAATGAGTTTAATCGATTGATAGGTGAATTTATGATGTTTCTAACATTTGATGTAATTGCAGCACCCATTATTGGTTCTGATAACTGCATTAAATCATAATTCAATTTCAAAGTATCGGTATTCTCCAATATTTTGTTTTTTAGTTTTTCATCATCCATTTGAGCTACTTTTTCAAATAAAGTATCCAACGTTAAGTCATCTGATTGTAAAAAGTCCAATTTGTTAATCAATGTCTTTGGGCCGATTCCACTTACACCAGGAATATTATCAGATTTGTCACCATCGAAAATTCTGTAATACACTAAGTTCTTTGATGGGACTCCGTATAATTCTTTTACATCATCTTTGTACATCATCTTTTTCTTAGTCGGTTGCCATACTGATATCCTATCATCCACTAATTGTAGAAAGTCCTTATCAGATGATACTATCAAAACTTCTTTCTTAAAGATATGTCTTGCTGCGTATGCCATTATATCATCAGCCTCAATATGGTCTACATAACACACATCAACGGGTAGTAGTCCTAAATACTTAATTAAAGCATTAAAGTTACGTTTCATAGATTCAGCTTGGTCTTCTAAATCTTCGTAACCAACCAATCTATTAACTTTGGTTAATCCAGTTCTACCGTCCTTATACCCTTTGTGCATTTTCTTTCTACGAGCAGAACCACCCTTACCATCGAAAACCACCAACACTCTTGTTGGTTTATTGTTTCTAATAAGAGCACCGAGAGATAACAGACAACCTGTTATCCCTCCTACGTGCTCTCCATCATCATTCAGAGTTGGAACTGCTCCAAAACATC